TAAGCCTACGAACTCCCAAATAGGTTCGTGCAGATTTAGCATCTCAACTTTTGCTGAGTTAATAACTTCTAAGTTTTCGTTTAGTCGGCATAGATAATTCTCTGTTACTAAGCGTTGATCTTTCTCAGGGTGAAGGTACGAAAGTGGCCCCCACCTCGAAGGAAATCGTTGTTGATTCTCTGAGTGGTAGAGAATGTAATTTACACACCGTAGATTTACTAAAATATCTCCATCATCATCTATAAAGATGCTTGGGTTCATAGCCCCAAAAGTTTGATTGATTACCAAAGGTGCTAACTTACCCCCAACAAGAACTGATTTTTCAACTAAATTGCTCATAGATATATCCTACTAGGAGGTGGCAAATATGGCTCGAAAAATAGCCGAATGTGGCACTCGTAGCGGATATAACAAACATTGCAGATTAAAAGAAGAACCTTGTTTGCAATGCAAAGAAGCGCACAGAATTTATAAATTAGAACGGTATAAAAATAACCCTGAATACAGAAAAAGGGTTTTAGGCAACATCAATAAACGGCATAAACAACGGATGGTTACCGATCCTGAATATGCAAGAAAACAAAAAATTAGATTTCACGCTTTATATGCTTCTAGATATAAGGGCGTTTCTCCTTATACCGAACCTGATGTAATTAACACTTATGGTTCTTTATGCCATATCTGCGGAAAAGATATAGATTTAATGGCTAATCGTAAAACAGGAAAACAGGGTTGGGAAAATAGTTTGCATATAGATCACTTGATTCCTGTTGCCAAGGGTGGCTTAGATATTTTAGAAAATGTTAGACCTTCACACGGAAAATGTAACTTAATGAAAGGTGCGCGCTAATGGGCTTGATTGACCGCATAGCAAAAGCCGTTGCAACCCAATTAGAAAAAGCCCCAAATCTCCCTAGTGGCACAGGCATTATGACCGAACAACAAATGCGACAAGCAGGCGGTATTGCACAAACGCAATATGGATTCGGTACAAGCACTCCATTGCCTCGCAATCCTTTATTAGCAAGCGTTCCTTTTGCACCGGGCTTACCTTTAATTCCGGGCGCACTCAATCCATTAAATCCTGAAACTGGCAGACCTGCACCACGCCGTTACGAGTATTTAGTTGCGCAGAACATCAATGTAAGCGAAAACCGCCTAGTGCCTTTCAAGACACTACGAGCCGCCGCAGATCAAATAGACATCTTGCGCCGTTGCATTGAAGTTCGGAAGGCCAAAATTTCAGGTCTTGAATGGGATATTGTTTTAAGTGATGCGGCATCAGAAAAGATTATTTCCGAAGCAGGTGGCAATCACCTACGCGCTATGGCAGATGCCCGCGATAAATTTACTCCTGAAATTGCTCGCCTTCGCAAGTTTTGGGAAACTCCTGATCCTGCAAACGGTTTAGGTTTTGTTGATTGGCTTAATATGGCACTTGAAGAAATTGATGTGCTAGATGCTTGGGCTATTTGGCCTCAATCAACTGTTGGTGGCGAGATTCGCGGATTACAAATTCTTGATGGCGCAACCATTAAGCCACTTCTAGATGATCGCGGTATGCGCCCTGATCCTTCTACTGGTCCTGCTTTCCAACAAATTCTGTATGGCTTCCCTCGTTCAGAATTCAACGCAACTATTGACGATGAAGCCGCAGATGGCGAATTTAGTTCTGATGAACTTGCTTACTTTGTACGCAACCGCCGCGCTAATTCTGTTTATGGATATTCACCTGTTGAGCGCGCATTGCCAATGGCTGATATTTACTTGCGCCGTCAGCAATGGATTCGTGCAGAATTTACCGATGGTGTTATGCCTAAGACTTGGCTTGAATTGCCTGAGTCTGCAAATATAATGCCTGAACAAATCCGTGCTTACGAAAACATTTTTAACGATGATCTAGCAGGACAAACAGAACAACGCAATCGTATGCGTTTCTTAATTCCGGGTGCAAAGATGCAATTTGAGCCGGGATATAGCGAGAAGTTCTCAGATCGCTTAGATGATTATCTAATCACTTCTATTACAGGACACTTTGGCGTTCTGCCAACTGAAATTGGATTTAGTGCTAAGGGCGGCCTTGGTGGTTCAGGTCATCAAGCAGGCGAAGCCGAAGCCGCAGAACAAATTGGCATCATCCCAACTGCTCGTTGGATTAGCCAAATGATCTCAAATCTTTCTTATCGCTGGTTAGGTATGCCACGCGAACTTGAATTCCGTCTTGCATCTAGCGAGCGCACAAACGATCAAGATATTGCAAAGCGCGATGATCTACGCACACGCAACGGATCACAAACCATTAACGAAAACCGCGCTGATTTAGGACTTCCACTATTGGATTCTCCTGAGGCTGATATGCCGATCTTTGTTGCTGGTCAATCAGTATTCCTAATGACTCCTAACGGTATGGTTCAAGCAGGAACACAACTTGATGAAAATGGTGAGCAAGTAGAACAACCAACAGAACAACCTGTTGCTGAAACACCTGCCAAGCCCGCAGAAAAGCCTGTTGATAAGTCTGCTCAAGATGAAATCAAAACTTTTATTCGTTGGGTTCGCAAGGGTAATTCATCTCGCTCATTTAATTTTGAATATGTCGAAGATACTTACGCCGAAGTTCTAAACAAGTTTGTCGAGGCTAAAGACCTAGACGGTGCGCGCTGGTACGCTGAACGCTATTTGGGGTTGTAATGAAATCCCCCGCGAAAGGCGCGATAGTTCGTATAGCGGCTTCACACGCCGACAAAATACGCAAAGCATTTAGCCAAGCGATTGATTCACAAGCAGTTGCAGAATCTTTTGCGCAAACACATCCTGCGGGTGGGCAAGTAACACCTGCTATGGCGCGTGATTGGGCCAAGGTTCATATCAACATTGATAAGCGACCTTTAGTAGATGCGCTTAAAAGAACTTATGCCGATGGTTGGGTAACAGGTAATCTTGCAGGGCGTTATGTTCTTGCACACTTACTTCGTAACAAAGCCGTAACTGCACCTAAGGTTGGTGTAGTTAATTGGGAAACTTGGACACCGGGCAATCAAGGCGCGGCGGCTTTACTAAGCCCTAAGGGTGGATTACAAAGCCTATTAGACCAAGCATCAGTAACCATTGATGGCATATCTAACACAAAGTTAGATCGTATTGGCACAATTTTATCTCAGGCTCTTGCGCAAGGCGTAACACCTTCTCAAGTTTCTATTATGGTGGATCAGGTAGTCAATGACCCACAACAAGCACTCGTTATCGCTCAAACAGAAATGAGCCGCGCAGTAGTTCAATCTGAACTTACCCAATACCGCGATTCAGGCGTTGAGATGGTTGAGTGGCTAGTAGCCGATCCTTGCGAGGAATGTGCAGTAAATGAGGATGCTTCACCAATATCTATTGATGAAGATTGGCCTAACGGCGATGCACCTGTTCATCCTAACTGTATGTGTGATATTGCACCTTATATGAGCGATAGCACCGACATCCAATTAGCAGTAATGCCTGATCTTGCTAAGTTCGTACCTTCTAAATTAGAAGTAGAACGCGCACTATCTCGCTTAAAGATTTTGCCTAATCCACCACAAGTTCCCGAAGATATTGATGTGGAAAAGGTAGTCGAATCGCCTTGGAAAGTAACACCTGTAATTACGGTTGATCCGAGCATTTGGGATAACGCAGAACTAGCCTTAGTTCGCTTTGAAGATTTAACTGCTACGGATGAATATATGCGCCGTAAAAAAATTAAAAAACATATTGAATCTATGGGTGCAGGAATTACCCCATATCGTAACTTTGCTCTCGTAGTAGAACGCAATGGTGAGCAAATCATCATTGACGGACACCACCGCTTAATGGCTATGTGGCTATTGGGTATGACGGAAGCACCTGTTTGGCTAGCAAAAGAAAACTAAGGAGAAACAATGGCAACTGATTTTACTTATGCGTATGCAGAGTTAATCAAGGCAGATAAGCACTCAGACGGCACACTTACCGTTTATGGTAAGGCAACCGATGATTCTATTGATATGGATCAGCAAATCTGCGATCCTGCTTGGCTAGATACCGCTATGCCACAATGGTTTAAGTCAGGCGGAAATATCCGCGAACAACATTCAAACATTGCGGCGGGAGTTGCAAAAGAATATGAAGCGAAAAGCGATGGTCATTACATTTCTGCTCTTGTCGTTGATCCTGTTTCGGTTAAGAAAGTGGAGGCAGGAGTTCTTAAAGGATTCTCAATAGGTATTAAATCTCCACGCGTTGTACGCGATACCAAGGCAGTTAATGGTCGCATCATTGATGGGCAGATCATCGAAGTTTCTTTAGTCGATCGGCCCGCCAACCCAAACGCGAAGTTAATTATGGCAAAGAGTGTTGAAGGAGAATCATCTCTAGTTCAAGTTGAGGAACTTCACGAATACAAAGCACCGCTACCTAGCGATGTTATTAAGACCACTAAGAAAGGGTCAAAGATGGATAAAATAAAGCAAATCACGGAATTGGCTAAGTCTTTGACTCCTGATACCGTGAAGTTTGACCAAGCACTATTCGACACCGCAGTTAAGGCTATTGCAGACTTAATCATTGTTGAAGCGGGAGAAATCTCAGCCGACAATAGCGAGCGCGATTCAATCGAAAGCCTAATGGATGCTCTAAAGCACCTACGCAACTGGTACGAAGGTGAAGTTTCAGAAGGCGAAGTTGTCGCACCTGATCTAAACACTATTGAACTATCTGCTGGCGCAGAAGTTGTTAAGGGCGATTGCGATCACGAAGATTCTTGCGCTGATTGCGGATGCGATGGATGCAAGGCTTGTAAGGGTTGCGATACCAAGATGTGCAAGGGATGTTCATATATGGCCGCAAAATCTGTTCAAGCAGATACCGCAAAGTGCTTAGAGTGCGGATGCCACAATGTCGGTGCTACACACGGACTAGACAAGGTTCTCCCACCAAGCGGATCAAATGTTAATCCAATGGTTGCACCTGCAAATGTAACAACTGCTCAGATCGTTACACCTGAACAGGGTGCTGGATCAGTTAAATCTGTTGAAGCAGATGAAGTTGCTACCGAAGCCGAAGCAGAAGCACCTGTTGAAGCAGAAACTCCTGCCGAAGTTGCAGAAGTTACCGAAGTTTCTGAGGGTGAAACCTCAGATGATAAGGGCGTTGAAGCCATTATCGAAGAAGCCGTTAAGAGTGCTATGAAATCGGTTGAAGCTGAGATTGCTTCACTAAAGGCAGAAAAAGAGTCTGCTCTAGAGAAGTCAGTAAAACTTGAAACCGAACTAGCAACGGCATTGTCTAAGAGTGTTGCAGGTGGCCCAAAGCGCACCGCAGTAATCTCAGGCGCACAATCAAATGAATATCTAGTCAAGGCCGCAACATATAAGGCTAAGGCTGATGCAACAACCGATCCTGTTCTTCGCAAGGGATACCAAGCACTTTACGCGGAATTTTCCACTAAAGGCGGCCTCCCTATTGCGAACGACAACGAATAACACACTTAACGAAAAGGAAAATACTTATGGCACAGATGCCTAAAGCAACAGACCTATTCGGTGATGTGAAGCCAAAGAAAGCCGCAGAACTTCAAGAACAATATCTTGGAGAACTTAACAAGTCTTTCTCAAACCCTTCAACAACACCGGGTCAAGCACCAACAGTTGATCCTGCCGCACAAATCGAAGCACTTGTAGCTAACAAGTCGCTATCACCTGATGCGGTTGGTTCATTGAACGCGGCTCTAGCCGCACAACGCACCGCAAGTGCAGACATTGTTAAGGATATTTCCCTAACATCTCCACTTTCAACATCTTTTGCCGCTTTCGACTTGGAAGCACCTGCAAAACTTCTAACACCTCGCCCAACTCCTCTACGCAACAAGATCGTTCGTAAGCGCGGAGTAGGTACTTCACACCGTGTAAAGCGCATCACAGGTTACACAGGTACAGGCACGGGCGGACAAGGAAACATTTGGCCGGGCATAACAGAATCTACAACAACCGCATTTGGTTCAATTAACTTTGAACGCGGTCCAAAGATTTCATACTCAGCAGATGACCTAGTTCTACCTTACAACTCATACTCACTATCTGACTCAGTATCATTCGATGCTAACTTCTCAGGTTTGGGATACCAAGACCTACGCCAACTATCATCAACTTCTACCCTTTACGCAACAATGCTAATGGAAGAAAGAATGATGCTAATGAGCCGTGGAACTGCATCAGGTTACTCAGGCGCGCTAACCGCACCAACAGTAACTCTATCTTCTGTTTCAGCACCAACAGGAACAACCGCAATCGCTAACAACACATACTATGTATATGTAACTGCCGATGCTGGTATTTCTTCATCAGGTTTTGGTGAGTCTATTGTTTCAACAGTTCAATCATCAACACCTTCATCACAAGTTCTAAAGATTCAAGTTGCCGATATCACAGGCGCACTTGGTTACAATGTGTATGTTGGTACAACAACTGGTACTGCAAACGCTAAGTATGTTGGAACATTTAAGTCAAATACTGCTTATGTTGTTGGTTCATCAACAGTAAGCGGTGGCGATATCCTTGTGTATTCAACTGCAAGCACAATCACAGCCGCTCGCGCTAACGCAGATACTTCTGCTTACGCAACAGGATACGATGGAATTCTTGCCACCGTTCTTGGTCCAAACTCAGGTTATGTTAATGATATTAACACCTCATTCTCAACCTCTAATCCGGGCGTAGAATTCCAAAAGGTATTCTCAGGTCTATACGATTCAGTTAAGGGTGATCCTGATGAAATCTTGCTAAACGGTGCAGATCGTAAGCAACTTTCTGACTCAATCAAGAACGGCTCAACCGCTAACTACCGTCTAAATCTTTCACAAACAGATACAGGCGATTATGTAGGCGGCGCAGTTATTGGCGCACTACACAACGAAATCACCGGAAAGCTCGTTGATCTTGTTGTTCATCCTTGGCTTCCACAAGGTGTTGCACCTGTTCTTTCCTACACATTGCCAATTCCTGATACAGAGGTATCAGATGTTTGGGCAAATGTTATGGTTCAAGACTATATGGGTATTCAATGGCCTGTTACACAATTCGCCTACGAATTCTCAACCTATTTCCGTGGAACATTCTTCTGCTACGCACCTGCTTGGAATGGTGTCGTTTCAGGAATCGTGAACGCATAAATTGGTTAATTGCGAGAGGGGTGGGGAAACCTGCCCCTCTTTGCACTAGAAGGAGGGATTGCAATGCCAAAGATGATTGGCCCAAAAGGTATGCGCGAACTTGGCGTAAATACTTCAAAGGGCGAAAGAGTATTAAAGGCTGGCAAAGATGGATTGTTTAATGTTAGCGATCCAAAGCTAGTTAGAAAATTAAAACAAGAGGGCTTGGGAATTGCGAGCGCATCAGGCGTATTAGCAAATCCTTCACAAGTCGGATATACCTGCCAAAAGTGCGGGTTTGGATCATTTTTTAAGAAATGCGGAAAGTGTGGGGAAATAAATGGGTAACGCATACACAGGTACAACGCATCAGTTCTCAACCCCATATCTAACCCTAGATGAGTTTAAGAACGCGCCTACCGCGATTGATATAGATAACCTAGTTTTTAATTCGCAAGACCCTGATGTTCAGGATGCCGAATTATCCAATGTAATTGCTCGCGCTTCATCTTGGATTGATACCTATTGCAACCAAGTTCTAGCCGCTACAACCGAACAAGAGCAACAACGCACACGCATTAACGCTGACGGCACTATTCGCCTTCACCCACGCTACAACCCAATTATTGCGCTTACATCTTTTCAGTATGGCAACCCATCAACTCAGCTTCAAACCCTAAGCGATTGCTCAGTTGCTTGGATCGAAGATTCAGAGATCATCGTGCCTTATGCAAATCTATCTTTAACTTATTCATCTCAAGGCGCGCTTCAATTTGGTTTTCCAACATCACCACGCGTTGAAACCTACATCAAATACACCTATGTAGCAGGCTACGCAAACACCACTATCGTTACCGCAACTGCAGGACAAACAAGCCTAACCGTTGCTGATGGTACAGGAATCACCGCAGGATTAACACTAAAGATTTATGACGGCTACTCAAGTGAGTTTGTAACCGTAGCATCAACTTACACATTTGGATCAACCACAATTCCACTTACATCTGCGTTGGTTAATAATCACGCAACAGGTATTTCTATCTCAGCTCTACCACCTGCAATCAAAGAGGCCGCAATCCTTGTTACAACCGCTTTTCTAAAAGTTCGTGGTGATAACTCGATGGTTATGTCTATCTCTACAAGCGCAGGCCCAACAGTACCCGGCAAAGAAAAGTTAGGCGAGGATATACTTTTAGCAGAACAGTTGCTATTACCTTATAGAAGGGTTAGATAATGGCAGTTGGTCGCAAACAAGCGCGTTCTACCATTGCAGACTTTATTCAACCGCCAAAGGTAGATGGCATCAATCAAGTATTTACATCATTTCCAAAGCGTATTAACTTTCAAGTTAATGCCCTACCATCGGATAAAAATCGTTGCGCCGCAGTTATCTTTATTGAATCTGAGCGCGAAGAAAGAATTGCCGTAGGTGGCGCACATAGCGGTTGGAAGCGTGTTGATTATCAGATAGCGATTCAACTATTCCATCACTCAATGGAAAACAATGCCGAAGATGCTATGGATAATTTTGATAATGTAATTGATAATCTAAAAGATCGTATTCGTTCAGATCACCGTTTTGGTGATGATTCAGGAACGCTAGTTTGGCAAGGCGCAGAACCACGCATTGATACATCCTACGGAGAGCCTACTTCGAGTGATGGTAACGCTACTGAAACTTGGGCGGTAGTTCGTTTTGATGTTACCCAAATGATCCAAGCCTAGGGAGAAAAATGGCTAAATACACATACAAGGGAAGCGATGAGCGCGTATTTCCAACCATCGCAGTAACCGTTAAGCCCGGAGATAGTTTTGATGCGCCTGATAATTTCAGCGCACCTGATGTTTCAGCAACCACCCAAGTTGCACCAACACCTACACCAACGCAGGAGAGTGAATAATGTCCGTACAAAATACCCACCGCTCGTACCTCGGCATCGCTAAGGAAGCGACAAAGGGAACTGCCGTTACACCAACGGACTTCATCCCTGTTACTGCATCAAAGTTAAAGCCTGTTGATCTAATTGGCGAGTTATACGATGAGGGCCTACGCGGTAGCCTTGTAAAGAACTACAACTACATCCAAGGCCGTACCTACTCAACATTTGATTTTGGTGGCCCTGTATTTGCAGACACCTTCGGATACTCACTTGCAGGATTGCTTGGCGATGTAACCACAACAGGTGCATCAGCCCCATACACCCACGCGATCTCGCTAAAGAACGCAACAGGAACAGGATCAGATGCTCAACCTGTTGCTTACACACTTACCGATTTTTATGCCGCAAATGTTCGCGCATACGCAGGTATTCAAATTCACGATGTATCTCTAAAATTTACATCAGACGGACTACTTGATTACGATGCAAAGGGAACAGGCTACGCTTCTGCAACTGCTTCAACCCCAACCCCATCATTCTCAACCGTATTGCCTACCCCAACTTGGATTGCAACCGTAACAATCGGTGGCACACAAATCACAAACTCAGTTGAAGGCAATATAGATATGACTCGCCCTGTTACACCTATCTTTGGTATTTCTAACACCAAGAATCCTTACTCAGTATTCGTAGGTGCTTTAGAGGTTAAGGGCAAGATTCGTTTCCTAATGGAAGCTGATACTGAATTAACCCGATTCCTTACAAATACCCAACCTGCAATCACAATTAACTGGTCGCAAGGTACAGGATCAACTGCTACTCAAATCCAAGCAACTGTAACAAAGGGTGCTTATGTAGCGGCAATGATTGATCGCTCAAAGGACTTTGTAGAAATCGAAATCGATCTAAATGCCCAAGGTAACACCACAGATGCAGGTGCTACATCAGGTTACTCACCTATCAAATGGACATTACAGAACGCAAAGGCTTCGGGTACATACGCATAACCCGATAAGATGTCGGTAGGGAGTGCCGCCTTCCCACTCCCTATCGACCCTACACAGAGAAGGCGCGGATGGAAGGAAAGCAATGCCTGATACAAAAATGATTCTGCCTAAATCTAAGGCAGAAGTTACGCTACGCGATGCAACAGAGATGCGCCACAAAGACCGCAAAAAGGTTTGGGCATCTTTATCTGAACAAGATAACGCTTTAATTCAGAGTCTAGATATGACCGAAGGCTTAATTGCTTTCTTGGTTAAAGATTGGACTCTTGATCTAGTTTTGCCATCAATTCGAATTTCATCTATTGGCGAACTTGAAATTGCTGATTATGATGCGCTCGCTATTGAAGCAAATAAAGCCCAAGAAATTTTGTTCCCTAATTTTGCAAAAACACCTGAAAACGAATCGAATCCCGATAGCCCTTTAGACAAGTCCAACGGCTAAAGGAGTCGTTGGAGGGCCACGAAAGGCATCCCGATCTAACCTATCCTGACGATCAATTTGTTTATTATTTTTGTGCTAAGGAATTTGGTTGGACTATTGAAGAAACCGATAACCAACCCGCACCTATGATTGATTGGTTAGTCGCAATTCATAACGCAGTAGGACAGGTTCAAATTGATCAACAGTAATATAAATCAAGTCATCCGAGCAGTTACCAAAGCCACCGATAAATTAGACACAGGTGCGCGTATGGCGCGTGATGAAATGATGAATACTCTTACTCAATATGCTAAAGAAGAAATCAAAGGCAGACGGCAACCCGGCGAACGCGCCGTATCGGGCGAGCCACCTATGAACCGCACAGGTAATTTGCGCCGATCTATTAAAGGCGAACGCTATCGTCAAGGTTATGCTACTTATTCAGCCGTAGTTGGCCCAACTATTGTTTATGGTCGCGCACTTGAATTAGGCGGTAAGTATGCCCCTAAGAGCTGGCGCGATAATCAGAAATTCCCATATATGAAACCTGCATTTGAAAAGTTCCAAAGAGTTGCAATGTCCATTATGCGTAAGCATCTAAGTCTAAGGGGGTAGTGATGGCTGAGTTCTTTCCTCCCGTTATATTTGAAGTTCAAGCTAAAGCAACAGAAGCTATTGCTGAATTTGGCAAAGTTAATACTGAGCTTGCAAAGATGGAAAAAAATGGTGTTCTTGCAGGTGGCGCGCTTGGCAAAATGGAACGAGCAGGCAAATTAGCCGGAACTGCCTTTTTAGGATTAGCAGGCACAATCGGTATTCTAGGTGGCGCAAGTCTTAAAGCGTTAGATTCATTTGAACAATCGCAAGTCAGATTAGAAACTGCGGTTAAAGATACAGGTGTAAGTTTTGCCGCCGCCGAACCTATAATTAAAGCACACGCAGATCAAATGAAAAATCTTGGTTTTACCTATGGTGAAACTTACGATGCTTTAACTAAAATGACTACTGCATCAGGTAGTCCTCAATTAGCATTAAATTCTTTAGGCGTAGCCGCAGATTTAGCGCGTTACAAGCAAATTTCATTAGCCGATGCAGGAACACTTATTGCTCGCGCATCCGTAGGACAAGCTAAAGGTCTTGGCGATTTAGGTATTGCTATTGGTAAGACTATTCCAAAAGGTGCTAGTTTTGAACAAATCTTAAAAGCAATCGAAGATAGAACAGGTAATTTAGCTAAAGCATTTGGCGAAACCTTGCCGGGTAAATTACAAATTGCCAAAGCCAATTTTAATGCTTTAGCAATTAGCATAGGTACTGAATTAGTGCCTTACGCGCAAAAATTTACTGATTGGTTAATTAAAACAGGCATACCTAAATTAAAAGAATTAGGCGATTGGTTTTCAGGACATTTAACTTTAGTTAAAGATTTTGGTATTGCTCTAGGCCTTCTTTGGGGTACTTCTAAAATTATTGCTTTTATTGGTGTTCTTAAAGATGTTATTAGCACTATGCGAGCGTTAGCAGTTGCGGCTGGAATTGCTGGCGTTGCAGAAGCATTTGCAACAGGTGGTTTAAGCGCGGTTGCCGCTACTGCGGCTCTTGCTGGTACTGCCATTCCTTTGATTGCTGGCGGTGCGGCTATTTATGGTGGAATTAAAGCAGAACAACTTCTTAAGAAAAAGAAATCAACTCCTTACAATCCAATGTCGGGCAATCTTCCTGATTTGCCAAATCTTGGTGGAGTAATAAGAGGTCCTGTTAATACTAAATCAAGCAAAGTTAAAACACCTTCGGTAAAATCGCAAGAGCGTGGTACGGTTACTAACACAACTTTGAATATATTTGGCTCAAGTCCGGGTCTTACAAGTATGATTAAAAACGGAACAAAGTAGGAGGCGCAAATGGTATCGTCATTAAGTCCGTATCAAATGGCATTTAACGATTTTGTTATTGGCGCAGGCACTCCCTATGTTGTTGAGTCAGTAGATGGCTTGATGAGTTTTGCGCCATTGCGTATTCAAGATGATAATCGTGGATACATTGACGGCTCATATTCAGGGCGCGATTTTTACGATGGCAGAACTGTAACTGTAACTATTTTAACTGTTGGCGATAGTTCGCACTCAGCGCAATACTATTTTAGACAACTGCAAGCCGCTTGGACTCCACAACAACTTGGTTATCCAAACGCTTTAGGCACATTTCAATTCAAAATGGATGCTGGCAGTAATCTTATGGTTATGTATGGTCGCGTTCGCACCAACGATACAATAGTTGATCCTGAATACACCTATGGTTATATTCAATCTACTTTTACCCTTTATTTCCCTGATCCACGCTATTACAACAATACGCTTAACACGGCAAGTATTGGTTCTAGCCAAGTTGCGATAACAAATAATGGATGGGCTACGACCTGCCCGCTTATCTCAATCGCTTCCCCAAGTTCTAGCTTTACTATTTCTTATTACGAAAACGGCTCAAGCGTTTCATCAATGGTTTTTACAAATGTTGTAACTAGCGCATCCATAACTATTGATCTCTTACAACGCACCATAGTTCAGGGAATTGCTAATACCCCATCTCGTAATACTTTAAGTTCCGGCGATTGGATAGCAATACCGCCATATACATCTAGCCTTGCCACATCTTTATCGCTAAGCTCAGGCACTATGTCTGTTTCTTGGAGAGATGCCTTTATCTAATGACCGATACAAATTCATATAGATATTTAATAACTGATCTTTATATGCCATCAGGCACTTCTAATCCTATCCTCGCGGAATTGCCTTTTACTAATGTTGATTTTACTCAGCAACTAAATGGCATAGGTTCATTTCAAGGAACGCTCTTGTTGTCGGGTATGGATAACGCTAAATTAAATACGATCAATCAAACAATCCCAATGAAAAAATCTTTGTTTGTAGATCATAATGGTTCAATTATTTGGTCTGGAATAATTACTAGCCGAGAATACGATAGCGATAGTCAATCACTTTATATCACCGCCCAAGAGTATGAGTATTACTTACAAAAACGCAGAATCAATAAATTTACTGGATCGGCGTATTACAGTAGTTCTACGGGCGGTTTAGTTTATCCTTCATCGCCCGCCGTAGATGCCGGAACTGTTCTTTACGACATTGTAAATAATATGCAAGTCAATAACACAGGCGTACATAAAACCCATACCAATATAGGAATTGCTTGTGATCTATTCACAACAGGTTCTTATGTTACAAGAACTTATTATGATTTTGAATTAAAATCAGTTTATCAAGCACTTAAAGATTTATCTCAAGGCAGTTTTTTTGATTTTAAAATAATCGGACAATATGATGCATATAACAACATTGTTTTAAGTTTGAAAGTTGGCGCACCTGCCGTTCCAAACTCGCCATTAAACAGAGTTTATAATGCCTCGACCCCATCTCAGGCTTTTGTCTTTCAATTACCCGGCAACCTTGTTGGCTATAAATATACAGAAGATGGCACTACTGTTGGCAATTATGTTTATGGTCTTGGTTATGGCGCAAACGCTAATAAATTAATTTATACGGCTTACGATGCAAGTAAGATAACAGGTAGCGCAACTTGGCCGTTGCTTGAAGAAAATCTTAATTTTATAGATATTAAAGATACTGCAACTCTTGGCGTAGTAACTTCGGGCATTACATCAGGTATTTCTTACCCACCAACCACCATTCAGGTTATTTTGCCACCTTGGGCTGATCCAACTTTGGGCGGTTATGGTGTTGGTTATACTTATAGTATTGGCGATCAAATTCGTTTAGTAATTAAAGATGATTTTTTTCCAAGCGGTTTAGATGTAACCAATTATCGAATTACTGAAATCAATGTTACGCCGGGAAGTAACGGAACAGATAGAGTTACAATTACCCTTATGTTACCTTACGCAACTATTAGTCCGGCATAGGAGGCAAAATGACTTATGTAAATGTTTCTCCTAATTTGCGCGATATGTTTCAAAGTCTTAGTGATCGTATTAACAAATTAGAGTTAGCACCAAACGGCCCACAAGATACGGCTGATTATGCAAGCTCTCAAGCAACCGAAGCGCAAACTGCGGCTTATGTTGCGGGAGTTCAAGCGGTTCAAGCATCGGCACAAGCTACCATTGCAAGTACCCAAGCGACTTACGCAGTTCAAACTGCTAATGGCAAAAATACGGTTTCGTATGGAACTGCCTCACCATCAACTACACCAACCCCTACTAATGGCGATCTTTATTTTCAATTTAACGGTAGCAATCAAGTAATTGCACAATACACTTGGAATGGAAGCAGTTGGGTTTCTAACCCCATTACTTCAACAGTAATTGCATCTATTAACGCTGGAAGTATTGTTTCGGGAACTATTACAGGTATTGAATACAATAATGGTTCAGGTACTTTTTCTGTAAGCACAACAGGAACTTTGCAAGCAACCAACGCTTATATTACGGGTTCAGTAAAAGCAACTGCGGGTTATTTTGGATCAAGTAGTAACGGTTGGATTATTGATTCAACTGGACTAACTGGCTCAGGTACAGGTTATATTAGAACTGCATCATCAGGTAACTATGTTGTAATGTCCGGCAATAGCAATGCTCTTGGTTTTTATGTTGCAAGTAACGCCCAAGGTTGGATCACTCCTCTAGCCGCCAATGGTGTAATTATGCACTACGGATCATCGGCAAATGGTGGAGGTACTTCATATCCAAGCGTTGCCGTATCTAGCGTTGGTGCAAGTTTGTATGGCGCATCAGGCGTTGGTATTGGTGTAACAAGTAGTCAAACATCTATCAATGGAACTGCCGAAGTAACTGGCGCGATGATCCTTGATAGCGTTCCTGCCGTTGGTTCTCCAACTTCGGCTAACTACAATACGCTCATAATTTCTAAAACTTCATCGGGCGCAACCCTTGGTCGCGTGTATGGATACAACAACCTTTCATCTGAGATTTACAAAGAGAACATAACAAATTTTGCCAATAAAGATTATCTTGGCATTGTTAATCAAATGCGCCCTGTAACCTTCAACTATAAAGCAGATCAAGTAATTGATCCTGATTCTGTAATTATGGGTATGATTGCCGAAGATTTGAACGCTATACCCGGTGCGCAAGATTTGGTTGAATACGATAAAGGATTGCCATCTGCAATTAAATACGACAAAATTCCTTTGTTTTTAATTAAAGCAATACAAACAATATCAAATCGTCTAGACAAGTTAGAAGGCAAATAATGGATATGAGCAACAATCAATTAAGGATTGAAGATATTTTAGAATCCTTAAAAAATCAAATAGGAAATCAAGCACAACAAATTGCGGTTTTAGAAGCCACAATTTCTGCGCTTAAAAATCCTACAACCACAACTTCGGTTACGCCAAAAGTTGATGGGCCACAAGGAATACAAACTAATACATAACCGAAAGGTGCAATGAATGACCCTGAACGATGCCGCTAGTTGGGCGCAAGTCCTATGGTTTGGTGCAGTAACTCTAGGAACTACTTACGGTGGATTTAAGCTATGGTTCAAATTTACCGCCAAACTAGATAACCTTGAAAAATACACTTACAGGGAAAATGGCGGATCGTCATTAAAGGATGCGCTTAATCGTTTAGAAAAGGGTTTGGCTGAGAACACCAAACTTACAAACAAGGCTTTTAGCGCAATCGCTAAACTTGAAGGAAAATTAGAAAATCATATTGAGGAGGGTGGCAAATGAGCGCAAGCGCAGATAAAGTTGTTGCAATCGCATTAAAAGAGGTTGGCTATAAAGAGAAGCCTGTAAATATCACCAAGTACGGTGCTTGGTACGGTATGGATGGGCAAAGTTGGTGCGCAATGTTTGTATCTTGGTGCTTCAACCAAGCCGGGCTTACATCGCTAATTGCCGCAGGCCCAAAGGGTTATGCCGGATGCCAAACTTTTGAAGCGTGGGCTAAAGCTCACAATCTAATCGTTCCAACCGCAACTGTTCAGGCTGGCGATATTCTTTTGTTTGACTTTTACAAATCAGGAGTTGCAGAACATACAGGAATCGCCACAGGCGGTTTTGATCCGCACACCCACTTAGTACCAACTGTTGAAGGCAATACGGCGGCTGAAAATGCTGGATCACAAGCAAATGGCGATGGTACATATATCAAACATCGCGCAATTTCAACTATCCGCGCCGTAGTACGCCCTAAATACCCAAACTAAGGAGAAGCTATGAAACTATCACCAAAAGCAAAGGCAATCGCTAAGTCATACCTACGCGGTGTTGTTGTCGCAGTTACCCCGCTACTTGCAACCGCTAATAAGGATGCTTGGGCGTATGTAGCCGCAGTATTCGCAGGCGTTATCGCACCTGCAATCCGCGCTTATGATAAGAACGATCCTGCATTTGGCGCAGTAGCTAACATCGCTATTGACGATGCAACAAAGGCAATCGCGGCTAAGGAAACACCTGCCGCTTAATTAGACACGATTCAACTTAACCCCTCAGCCTAACGGTTGGGGGGTTATTTTGCGTTATGCTAGGATTTAACAAAGGGGGCAATATGGATTTGATTACTGATCTCAAACTATTGGCTGAATCTAGCATTGGGCAAGGATTACCTTGTAGTGCTGGCGAAGTCATTAAAAAGTTACAACCTAAAGAACGCGAAGCATTAGAGTCTGTATTTGATAATAGAACAATCCCTGTACCGCATCTGTTGAAGGCATTGGCAAAGAACGGCTTTCAGGTATCAGAGCGCGCCTTATACAAACACCGCCGAAAAGAATGTAGGTGCTTCAAATGAGCCTAGCCGATGATCTAGCCAAGATTGAAAAAGAATCTGATCCTGAAATTGTTGAATTACGCAAGGCATTAAATAACGCTCAAAAGCAACTAGCCAAGGCAAAGATTCGTAACGATGAATTAGTTACGGCTACGCTTCGCGGTGCTTATGAAGCTATGCTGGCATTGGGCAAGGTTGATCCTGTTGCCGCACCCAAGAAAGATGTTCGTAAGACAAGTGCCGAAGTTGCGCTGATTCACTCTACGGATTGGCAAGGGGCAAAGGTAACAACCTCTTACAACTCAGAGATTATGCGCAAGCGCGTTTTGCAATTTGCCGACAAAGTTATTCACCTTACAGACTTACAACGCGAACATCATCCTGTTCGTGAGTGCGTAGTTATGTTTGGTGGGGATATGGTTGAAGGCTTATTCAATTACCCTGCACAACTTTGGCAGATAGATGCTTCTCTCTTTGGACAATTCACAACCGTATCTCGCCTATGTGTTGATTTTGTTCGTGTAATGCTTGCTAACTTCGATAAGGTTACTGTTGTCGCTGAATGGGGTAATCACGGTCGTATTGGCGGTAAGCGCGCCGAAGTTCCAAAGAACGATAATGTGGATCGAATGGTTTATGAAATGTCGCGCCAAATTCTCGCAGGAGAAAAGCGTTTAACTTGGGAAGATTGCCCTGAGGACATTCAAGAAATCGAGATTGGCAATTACAGAGCTTTGTTGATGCACGGAGATGAGTTGGGTAGATCAGGATTTGCTTCACCTGCCGCTTGGATCGCAGGGGCTAATCGTTGGAAAGCAGGGGCGCACGATTACGACTTCCACGACATCTATTTAGGGCATTATCATCGCCACGCTCAAGAGCCAATCCAAAAGAACTTCAACCTTTATTGGACAGGTAGCACCGAATCCGATAACCGCTATGCGCGTGATTCTATGGCGGCCTCAGGGATGCCTAGCCAACGCCTGCACTTCGTTGATCCCGCCAAGGGGCGCGTAACGGCGCAGTATCAGGTTTGGTTGGACTAGGGCAAAATGTCCGATTTGCCCCGATAGGGGTGGATTCAAAAAAAATTTTTAATTTTCTTGTTGAAATGGTTGAAATTGAAGTTTTGGTGTGCCTATAATTAAGCCATAGGTTGAACGGCAACCTAAAAAATGGAGGCAAGAAAATGACTACAACAACATCAGCAATTATTGAATGTGGCGGAATGGGTGCTACTGAAAATTGGTTTCGTAATAACGAATCAGCAAATAAAAACGGTTTTGCAGAAGAAAATCGTTGCGCACATTGTGGCAAAGGAATGGCTGAAAGAACTGGTTGGTTAGTTCGTTATGTTTGGCAAAGAGATGCAATTATTTCATTTGATTCAACCGATGGCGAAATTATTCGACTAGGTAATGAGTGCGTTAAAAATTGGATGAAATACAATCCTGAATTAAAAAACACTCACTTTGTAAAAGTAACTGAATAAGTAATCCGTCAAAGTAAAAGCCCCGGTGAAGATGCCGGGGCTTTTCGCTTTCGTCAGGGGAAAGAAATTATATCTCGGTTTCCTCATCGGGCAATTCGTCAGCCCCTACAAGGGGAATCTCAGCTCGTTGCATAGTTTGTACCGATTCCTTAAAAATTTCTGCCGCTCGATTGGCTATGTCCTGCAAATGGTCGGGGTACTGAGCATCGGATTGAATCTCCACAATTAACTCATAAGCACCAATTCGGACTATCAACATACCCCCATCCTGCCACAAAAAAATAGTTTGTGTTGATGGTCAAATTTGTAAGATTTCTCTTGTAAGATTTGACTAATGCCAAATGGGGCAGATTAAAGGAGGCAAAAGGAATGGCATTTAATTTAGACAACTACGAGCCAGTAGCAGACCGATTAGCTCGCGCATTAGGGGATAATCCAAATATGCGAGTAATTACTGATCTCGTTGCAGTTGAAAGAACACCCGAAGGAAAGCCACTTCAATACATTGTTAGAGCGCAAATATGGCTTGGCGATATTTTGAAGGCGCAAGACTACGCAGAAGAAATGGTTGGTTCATCGCCTGTAAATAGAACATCGGCATTAGAGAACTGCACTACTTCTGCAATAGGCCGCGCACTAGCTGATATGGGTTATCAAGGAAATCTAAACGGCAAGGCATCACGCCCAAGCCGTGAAGAAATGGAAAAGGTTGCTCGCGCTGAAAATAATATGCTTACTGAAAAGATTGAAAAGGTTGTTTATTCAGATGACCAAATCAATCTTGCAAAAGAGGCATTAGATCAGATTCCGGCGATCGAATCTGTAAATGAACTCAAGTTGTTCTATACAGGCGCACAAGAGGCAGGCATCCTGCACATTCCTGTTAATGGGCTAACTGTTCAAAAGTCTATCGGCGCACGAAAGAAAGTTTTGGAGGCCGCTAAATGAGTATGCACTATCCAATCGCAACGGCTAAACGCTCACGCGGATTCCTGATCTTTAGATCAATCTTTCGTTTTGTATTTTGGGCAACCCTTATTTGGGGTGGAATGTATTTGTATGGAAGGTATTACATCTAATGACGATTACACCTGCACAAATAGAAAAGCGTTTGATTGATCTCTCAACTGAGATTGACCAAGCCCACAATGATCTAGAGGAAGCCGAAAACGAATTTCATATTGCAACCGCGCAATACGAATTGGCAATGGCAAAATCTCGCATTAAGAACTCTCATACTGATATGAAGATGACCGCAACAATGCGCGAGGATCAAGCTCTAATTGAGAACGAAAAGTTACACACACGCGTTGCGCTTGCTGAGGCTCAGGTCAAGGCAAGCCGCGCAAATGTTAATCGCCTTCGTACTCAGGTAGATATAACCCGATCCGTAAGTTCATCTGTTAAAGCAAGTTTGGAGTTGTAATGCGTAGATCATCTGTAATCAAATTGATTGAAAACACTTTAGGGCGTTGCAAAGATTGTGGTTGTGTCGTAAATATCGAAAATATGAAATATCATAAAAAATGGCACGAACTGAACAAGCATAAATCTGCCGATGGTTTATACGATAAAACGGATTGGTTGGTAAGGCTGAATGGACATAGTTAAAACCTTAACTACTGCGCTGAGAGAAGCTGATAGCGTTAAAGATCGCTCGGTGCAGGTAGAGATCGGTGCAAGTTCGGTTGGTGGATGTCGCAGGCAGGCTTGGCACATCATCAACCAAACACCTAAAACAAATCACGATACGGAGAATCTAAGTGCGATACTCGGTACTGCTATCCATCACACGATCCAAGAAGCGTTATCGGCACTCGATTTGTTTGGTGAGGACTTTCTCATTGAACAAGAATTCTCAGTACCGGAACTCAAGGGGCATTGTGATTTTTATTCTAGGTCGGCTAAGTTGGTGGCTGATTGGAAAACAACCACGCTTAAAGGGTTGGCGAAGTTTCCAAGCTCACAACAAAAAATGCAAGTGCAACTTTACGGTCATTTACTTACTCAAAACGGTTATGAAGTTGAGCAGGTAGCCCTAGTTGCTATTCCTAGAGATGGCAAGATGTTGGATATTAAAGTTTGGCAAGCACCATACGATCAATCGCAAGCCGATCAAGGTTTGGCTTGGTTAAATGAAATTAAGGAGATGCAATCCCCACCACCTCCCGAAAAATCGGCAGTTTTCTTCTGCCAAAACTATTGCAGTTACTACGATCGAACAGGGGAAATTGGATGCCAAGGAAAATAACAGTTGAAGATGCGATGGTGCGTTACGGCGTTACAGAAAAAACAATTCGCCGTTGGGTAAAGCGCAAAGAACTTGAAGAATTCGAACACGATACTTATAGCCAAGATGATCTAGATCAATTATTAAGCAAAATAGTTAAGCCCGCTAAGCCTGAGAAAAAGATTGAGTGGGAACGAGCTAATTGCAAAGGTATCAATACGGATTTGTTTTATCTTGAAGATGATCTTTTACGCCATAGATATATTCAGATTCGATACATTCGCCAAATCTGTTTCTCTTGCCCAATACGCCGTGATTGCTATCAGTACGGCTATGAGAAAGAGCGTTGGGGTATGTTCGGTGGCGTTACATCTTGGGAACGCGGTGAGATTGCTAAGAAAGCCTACGACTCGCGCTTTTTACAAGCATTACGCAAGGATTTAAAAATCTTTGGAGTACCGTTAGAGGATATATTAGAAGATTCAAATATGGAGAGGGATCTACATTCGTGAAAACTATAATTCAAGAGGCGATAGATGTATTTGAATATGAACACTTACACGCTTGCAAAACAAGTGATATGTCTAAGTGCCAAAGAAATCACAAGCAACTAATTAAACGCGCTCAAGAATACGAAGCAGTTATTGAAAGCAACATAGCCGCCGATATTGCAGTTCGCGTAGCCGAAGTAAGGGATAGTTGGTTAGATAGACCCAACATTAAAGATGGTTCATACGCCGCATTTATTGAAGTTGTATTTGGCGTGGTTATCAAAATGTTAGAAGAAATTAAATGAGTTTTACATATCAGTATTGCAAACAATGTGGGGCAAAAAAGCGTAGATTGCAAGAAGGTTATTGTATAAATTGTTGGTTAAACAAGGAGGCAAAATGAGCGCAACAATTTTAGTGGGCGATGTAAGAACAAGATTAGCGGAAATTCCTGATGGATCGGTGCAAACTTGCGTAACATCTCCTCCATATTGGGGATTAAGAGATTATGGACAAGATGCACAAATTGGGCTTGAGCAAACTTGGGATGATTATGTTCGATCAATGGTTGAAGTATTCAGGGAAGTCAAACGCGTATTACGCGATGATGGAACTCTTTGGTTAAATTTGGGTGATAGTTATGCAGGCAGTAATGGAAATGGATACAAGCAATCTATTGCCAAAACCAATGCAAGCAATGGCGGTGGTTTAGATGAAGTTTTTAGATCAAAATTTAAACTTAACGACAATGGGCTGAAACCAAAAGATTTGGTGGGCATTCCTTGGCGCGTAGCCTTTGCGCTACAAGCAGATGGTTGGTATTTACGCCAAGATATTATTTGGGCAAAACCTAACCCAATGCCTGAATCAGTTAATGATCGTTGCACAAAATCTCACGAATATCTTTTTTTGTTGAGTAAATCATCAAAGTATTATTTTGATAATCAAGCAATCAAAGAGCCATCAGTTTCTAGTATAGGTAATGCGCAAATTAGATTTGGTGGCAATAAATATGGCGATAGTGATGATCCAAAACACGCTACAAAGTCAGGTAATGTTTGGAAAGCAACAGATACTCGTAACAAACGCGATGTTTGGAATATAGCAACTAAACCTTTCAAGGGGGCGCATTTTGCAGTTATGCCCGAAGCATTGGTTGAGCCTTGTATATTAGCTGGTTCTCCCGAAGGTGGCAGTTGCTCTATATGCAACACTCCTTATTCAAGAATTATAGAAAAAGGAAAAATTGAAGAACGCAAAACAAGAGATAATATGTTAAATGTAATACCCGGTAGAGATAAACCAACACGAATGAATAGTGTTGATATGCAAGTTATTCCAAAAATTACAGTTGGATGGCAACAATCTTGCAACTGCGATAATAGCAAATCTACTTCATCTTTAATTCTTGATCCATTTACAGGATCAGGAACAGTAGCCGTAGTTGCGCTAAGAAATGGGCGTAAATTTATTGGTACTGAATTGAATCCTGAATATGCTGATATAGCAGTAGATCGAATTGGATTAGGGGCGGAGATTAAGTGAGTTGGATTAAGTTAGATGATGGTTTTCCTCAGAATCCAAAAATTATTGGATTAAGCGATCATTCATTTAGGCTTTACATATCCGGGCTTTGTTATTCCGGCAGGTATTTAACTGATGGCTTTATACCTGCCGCCATCATTAAGCAGGTTGGTGATCCAAGAGAGTTGATTGAAAAAGGGCTTTGGCAGATCACACCCGATGGTATTCAGATCGCAAATTACACCGAATACCAAACACCTAAATCTGAGGTTGAGAGAAAGCGTGAGCAAACTAGAGAGCGTGGCGAGCGATTTAGAGAATCACGCAAACGCGTTAGTAACGCTGAAAAAACGCTTTCAGAATACAGAATACAGAATACAGAAATAAATACATCATCAAACAAGTTTGATGAGTTTTGGGATTTATATCCAAGGAAAGTCGGAAAGCAGGATGCAAAGAAGGCTTTTGAGCGAGCTCTACGCAACGCCTCGTTTGAAGAAATCTTTGAAGGGCTTAAACGGTTCGTGGCTGATCCAAATCGAGTTTTGACCTTTACACCTCATCCCGCGACTTGGCTCAATCAAGGCAGGTGGGGAGATGACCCTATACCACCTAGAAACCCATCAGAAGGCGGTTTTAAGCCACTTTCTATGCCAACCCCTATCCCACCTAGGTTTTCGTCAGACGAGGCCCCCAAATCAAATCCTATGCCCGATTCAGTACGAGATATTTTTAAGCGAACTTCGGATTTGTAAGTAAGTAAGAAATATGCCACAATTTGATTCCGAAAGGGGGTTCTGATGACTTTGATTTTGTCGGCAGAACAATTACAAGTTGGAGATACGGTGGTTCATAACGATTGCCGTTATCAAGTTTCTTACATTGAAAACGAAAAACTTGGTAAAGAAATATATCTAAAAGGCGATCAAGGCGATAAGGCTTTGTTTGTTGCAGATAATGATTTAATTTCTGTGGAGATTTGATACGCTTTAGCGCGGAAGGCACTCCTACCCCGCAGGGTTCAATGAAGCATATTGGCAATGGTCGAATGATTCACAGCCGCGCAACTGAACTTGCAACTTGGAGAGCTTTAATTGCTAATGCGGCAAAACAAGCCGGATGCAAACCAATCGATAGCCCTATAATTATTTCTATGCGCTTTCGATTGAAACGCCCAAAAACTGTAAAACGAGATCATCCAACCGTTGCACCTGATTTAGACAAATTGATTCGTGGTGT